AGAAGTACACCGGCTTCCGCGATCTCGTGATCCAGCGGCACCGTATCCCCGGCGCTCGCAGTCGCTTCTGCACGGACGAACTGAAGGTCTTTCCCTTGCACCAGTTCATCGAGTCGCTCGACGACACCGCGACTGTCTATCAGGGAGTGCGTGCCGACGAGAGTCGGAAGCGCAGCACGATGCCGCAGCGCGAATGGGTGGACGACGCGAGCGGGTACTGGATCGAGCGTCCGTTGTTCCACTGGACGGCGGCGCAATGCTTCGAGATCGCGAAGCGACACGGCGTCAAACCCAATCCGTTGTACTTACTCGGAGCAGGTCGGGTCGGATGCTGGCCGTGCGTGATGGTTTCCCTTCGAGAGTTGAAGGCGTTGCTCAAGACGACGCCGGGGATCAAGGAGAGGTTGATCGAACTGGAGGCCGCGATGGCGGAAGCGCACCATGATCTCTCGGCGACGTTCTTCAGAGTCGGCACGATCCCCGAGCGCTACTGCACCAAGCCGTACACGACCAAAGACGGAAGGGAGATGATGGTCCCGCGCTGCGAAGACGTGTTCCGCTATCTGGAGAGCGTCGACGAGCATCAACTACCGCTGCTGGAAACGCCGAAGTGTCTCAGTATCTACAACCTGTGCGAGTGATGCGCCCCGTACTGTTCAACCGGCCGACGAAGCCGGGTCGCTACGGACTTGCGGACGCGGACCGTCCGCGCTGCGCCGCGACCGCGTCGAGCCGCCGCCAGTGCCGACGCTACGCGCGCGACATCGTGCGCGGTACGCCGTACTGCGGCTGGCAGGCGCTCCGCGCTCGCGAGCGCATCGCAGCAGGAGAGTCCGCGTGAGCATCCACCCGTCGCAGACGCGCGCGATCGAGCGGCTCGGCGAGAGCCTGCTCGCGTACCGCGACGATTGGCAGGCGTTCTGCGCCGACCACTTCGGGATCACGAACGACGAATGGCAACGGCGCGTGCTCTGGTCGATCCAAGCGAACCAGAAGGTCGCGACGGCCGGAGCGCAGGGCGTCGGGAAGGACTTCGTCGCGAGCCAAGCCGCCGCCGCGAAGCTGATACTCTATCCGTTCTCGAAGGTCGGCGTGACGAGCGCGTCGGGGAAGACGTTGCGGACGAACTTCTGGGGAGAGTTGGCCGCGCTCTACAGGTCGTCGGATTTGTTCCAGCGGTTCTTCGAGATGGACACGCAGAGCGTTCGCGCGCGTGGGCATCGCGAGACGTGGTACTTGATCGCGCGCACGTCGAGCGCGCACTACTCGACGGGCAGCGGCGTCGGCACCGGAGAGAAGGAGGCCGAGTCGATCGCCGGGATGTACGCGAAGGGCGGCACGCTGGTCGTCGTCGACGAAGCGTCCGGCGTCGACGACGCCGTCTTCGACTCGCTCGAAGGCACGGCGAACACGTCCGACTGCAAGCTGCTGTATCTCGGCAACCCGCTCCGGCGCAGCGGTCGCTTCCACGACGTGTTCCGCCGTCCGGCGTTCGCGGCCGGATGGAAGCACTTCCACGTCGACTTCACGCAGAGCACGCGGACGAATACGCCGGAGGGCAGAGCGATCCGGCTCCAGTGGATTCGGCAGCACGGCCGCAACTCGGCGTTCGTTCAGGCGCGCGTCTGGGGACGCTTCCCGACGGGCGGCTCGATCGACACGATCCTGAACGAGGATCTCGTCGCGGCGGCGTTCGGTCGCCGCTCCGTGGCGACGTGGACGCGAGCGAACGGCGCGTTCGTCGCGCCGCTCGACATCGGCGTCGACATGGCAAGGTTCGGCGACGACGAGACGGTCATCGTCTACCGCTCGGGCGACCACGCGCTTCGCATGGAGACGATGGGTAAGAAGGACAGCCAGTTCGTGCTCGGCCGGATTCTCCACTGGGTGCGGCACTACGGGCTCGTCAGCGCGGGCGCGCCGATCCCCGACGAAGTGCGCGACCTCGTCACGATCCGCGTCGACGAGGGCGGCGGCTACGGCTCCGGCGTCATCGACCCGCTCCGCAAGATGGGCTTCCGCTGCGCGGGCGTCCACAACGGGTCGTCGCCGAAGGGACGGAAGGGGCGCGAGCAGTACGACAATCTCGCGACGCAGCTGTGGGATGAAGACCTGAAGGCGGCGCTCGCGACCGCGCATCTCTCGGCGATCGCCGACGACGCGCTCCTCCACCAACTCGTCTCGCGCCAGTACGAGTACAGTGTCGGCCGCGAGTCGAAGATGCGGTTGGTGTCGAAGGAGCGGATGAGGAAGGCGGGGCTCGGATCGCCGGACCGCGCCGATGCGCTCGTGCTCGCGTTCGCGGACCTCCGGAAGCTCGGGATGACGAACATCGCGTCGACGATCCGCCTGCTCTGACGCGTACGTCTTTGAGCGCTTGCGCCGGGACGCGATCTCGCATAGACCTCGCCTCCATGCGGAGTGGGTGCAGGCGGAAGCGCAGGCGGAGTGAGCATGGCAGAACGCTCCCCGACCGCGCGCAAGCCGCGCGGCGGTAGCGCATCGAGCACACGCTCGAAGCGCGCGAAGCCGACACCTCCGCCGACGCGAGTACGCGCGTCGTTCCGTCAGGCGACCGATCTCGGCGTCCTCGAACGGTACATGAGGGGGCTCGACGACGATCCGATCACGGGCGTCTCGGACCCGTACACGAAGCTCCTGACGATCTTCCGTGGCGTCAACATCGTCGCGACTTCGCTCGCGCGCGTCCCGTTCGAGATCTGGGACACGGTGCGCGACGAGCCGCTCCTCGGCGGCGACGGCGACGATCCGCGCTCGCGGCTCGTCCGTCTGACGAAGCGACCGAGCGCCGCGATGACGTGGCGCAAGCTGATCGAGACGCTCATCGTCCACTACCACTCGGGCAACGCGTACATCTATCCGTACGCGCAAGACGTGTACGGAGTTCCGCAGGAGCTTCGTCTTCTCCAGCCGACGCGCATCCGGCCGTACCGCGAACCGGGCGACGACCCGATGACGATTCGCGGCTGGGAGTACCGGCGACCGGGCGACGGCAACACGGCGATCCTGCCCGTCGCGAAGGTCATGCGGCTGGAGTACGCGGTCAACCAAGAGGATCCGTTCATCGGCATCGGTCCGTTCGGTCCCGGCCGGATGGCGACCGACTCTGAGTACCTCGCGGGGACGTACCAGCGCGCGACTCTCGCGAACGGCGGCGCGCCGGGGCAGATCCTTTCGTTCGACGGCGACGAGGACGAGCTTCCGCGCGAGCAGGCCGACAAGCTGGAGTCGGAGTGGCAGAAGAAGTTCGGCGGCGCGTCGCAGGGCAACAAGCTCGCGCTCCTCACCGGCAAGTGGACGTATCAGGTACTCGGCTTCCGGCCGCGCGACATGGAGTTCCTCGCGCAGCGGAAGTTCTCGCTCGACGAGTTCGCGCGCCTGCTGAACCTTCCGCCGCTCTACCTCGGCGTGTTCGAGAACGCTGGCCTGTCCGACGCCGGACTCCGCGTCCAGCAACGCTTGCTCTACGAGAACAACACGATCCCGCTCGCCGTGAAGGTCGCCGAGCTTCTCAACGAGTTCTTGATCCAGCGCGTCGACCCGACGCTCGAAGGCGTCTTCAACTTCGACACGGTCGAAGCGCTACGCGACGACCTGACCTCGAAGGCGACGGTCGCCGTCCAGTTGGTCAGCGCGGGCTGGTCGCGCGAGCAGGTCGACGAGCGTCTCGATCTCGGCTTCGACTACGAGGCCGAGCACGCGCTCGAAGCCGCGATGGAAGCGCAGAGCGCGACGACCGGACCGGCCGCAGCGATCGGGGCCGCGCCGGTCGCGCTCTCCGGCTTGCAGATCACGGCGATCATGGACGTGGTCAAGGCGGTCGTCGCCGGAGAGATCCCGCGCGACTCGGCGGTCGGCATCTTGGAAGCCGGACTCGGGATGTCGCGCGAGGATGCGACGGCCGTGATCGGCTCCGCCGGGACGCCGAAGGAACTCGTCGCGAACCCGACGCCGGAGCCGGAGCCGGAGCCAGCGCCGCCGCCGGTCCCCGTGCCGCCGCCGGTCGAAGACGGCGCGCAGCCCGCGAGAGAGGATCAGAAGGACGGCGACGTAGGAGAGCCGCCACCGCAGTTCGATCGTCGCTCGCCGGGGCTCCGGAGCGTCCGCGCGGCGGCACCTCGCAGGAAGCCGCTCTCGGCGAGCCAGATCCGGAAGGCGAAACGCGCGGCGCTCAAGCAGGCGCAGTCGATCGAGCACACGATCGAGAACAAGATCCGGTCGACGATCATGTCGTGGCGCGCTGGCGTGCTCCGCCGTCTCGTGAAGCTGAACGCCGCGTCGGGCGGCTCCGGCGCGCGTGCCGTGCTCCGTGCGGAGAGCGACCTCGCGGAGATCCGGCTCACGGCCGAGCAGATCGCGGTACTACTCGACGAGATCGACGCGTCGTCGCTCCGGCGCGCGATCACGCCGGGGATCAGGCAGGCGTACCGCGCCGGGACTGCGACGCTGGGCGACGTGATGGACTCGATCGGCGTGCCCATCGAGAACTACACGCGCTTCCAAGACGACCGGCTCCCGGCACTCGTGAACGGCTACATCGACAAGCGACTCGGGACCGGACTGCCGACGGCCGTGACGGACGCGACGCGCGACGCGGTCAACTCCGTGATCGTCTCGGCGGTCGACACGGGCGCGAACCTGAAGCAGACGATCGACGGCATCCGTGACGTGTTCGACGCGTCGCTCTCTCGCGCGCGTACGATCGCGCGGACGGAGACGGCGATCGCGATGTCGTCGTCGCGGCAGATCGCCTACATGGAGCAGGGCGTCGAGAAGCACCAGTGGCTCACGGCTGGCGACGAGCACGTCCGCGACGAGCACGCGGAACTCGACGGCGTGATCGCCGAGGTCGGCGAGGAGTTCTTGCCGGGGCTCCGCTATCCGTCCGATCCCGACTGCCCCGATCCGAGCCTCGTCATCAACTGCCGCTGTACGACCGTGCCGCTCTCGCGGACGGCGTACGCGGAGCAGCGTGACGAAGGCGCGCAGACCGCGAGCGAGCTTGCGCTCGAACACGCGCAAGAAGCGCTCGACGAAGCGGAGGAAGCGTGAAGCCCGCGAGAGAGTACGTCAGTGGCCCGGTGCCGACCGACATCTGCCTGAAGCGCGTGCCGTCGCTCGGCCTGATCGACGCGCTGATCGCGCGCTCGGTCGCCGTCTCGGAGAGCGACCCCGATACGCGCGTGCTGTCGCGCGACGACGAGCGCCCGCTCATCCACAAGCCGCTCGCGGTCCGCTACTCGGGCAAGCATCCGGAGTCGAGCGCGGATCGCACCGTGGTCCGCTTCGTCGTGTCGTCCGGCGAGGAAGCGCGCGACGACAAGGACTTGCTGATCGAGGGCATCGACTTCACCGGCTACGACCTCAACCCCGTGTGGTTGTTCGCGCACGATTGGGAAGGTCTGCCGATCGGTCGCTGCCTCGCGCGCCGGACGTACAAGCGCGGCTCGACCTACGAGTTGTGGAAGGACATCGAGTTCACGCCCGAAGACCTGTACCCGTTCGGCTATCAGGTCGGGCAGATGCACGCGCGCGGCTTCCTGCGCGCCTGTAGCGGCGGCTGGATGGGGACGCGTATCCGCGTCGTGCGCGGCGCGAGCGGGCAGCCGGAGCGCATCCAGTACCTCGCGTCAGATTGGATGGAGACGAGTTCGTGCGCGGTCGGGATCGACAAGTACGCCGTGCAGGAGGCGGTCGCGCGCGGAGTTCTCAAGCCGGACGGAGTCGACCAGTTCGCGCGCGCGGCGCGCATCGCAGCGACGGGTGTCGCGTACGAGGTTCGCAGCATGGATCGCACCGAAGGAGCAGAGCGAGCGTTCAAGCCGAACGAGAAGCGGACGCTCGTCGAGGAGCACGTCATGGATCACAATCCGATCGGCGAATGGAAGCAGCAGGCGCTCCGCGCGCTCGGCGGCGATACGCCCGAGACGCCGGAAGTCGCGGAGCCGACGCCGAGCGACGCGCCGGTCGAGACGCCGGTCGAGACGCCGGTCGAGCCGGAGGCGACTCCGGTCGAGCCGGAGCCGGAGGCCGCGCCGGTCGAGACGCCGCCGAGCGGCGAGCCGACCGACGACGACGCGACGACCGTGCGCGCCGCGCTCGGGATGCTCCGCCGCTTCGTCGCGGCAAACGGCGACAACGTCGCTCTCCGTGGTCCCGTCTCGCAGGCCGTCGACTCCGCCGTCGACGCCCTGTACGCGAACGTCATGGTGCTCGCTCAGTGCGCCGAGGAGCTTCGCGGCTCCGCGTCGAGCGTCTTCTACGAGGGGCGCTCGGCCGACGACGCGCGGCGTGTCGTCCGCGCTCGGATGGACGCGCTCGCCGAGCGGATGTCGCTACTTGCGGCCGACCCGAGCGCGGTCGCGATGACCGACGCGTATCTGGAGCGCGCCGTCGTCCGTGCCGAGTCCGCGCTCGCGCGATCGGGCAACGCGCTCTCCGAGCTACGCGACGCGGTGTCGCTCTACGGCGATGCCGAAGGCGGCGTCGAGACGGTCGTCCGCGCTGGCAAGAAGATCTCCGCCGCTCGGCGCGAGCGGCTCTCGGGCGCGCAGGAGAAGCTGGCGGCTGCGGTCGACACGCTTCAGACCGCGATCACGACGTTGCAGGCGGTGCTCGACGAAGACCCGCCCGCGAAGAAGGACGACGAGGACGAGGAGGTCGAGCCGAAGGACGGCGAGGAGATCACGCCGGAGGAGGCCGAAGCCGCCGACGAGGCGGTCGGACGCGCCGCGCTCGACCAGCTACTGACGCGCGCCGCGCGCCTGCTCGACCAGCGGATCGCCGAGCCGATCGCCGCGAAGGCGACCGCCATCGAGGCTCGCTTCGCCGAGATCGCGAAGCGGTCGTCGGCGGTCGTCGCGAGCGGCGACACGGAGGCCGTCGTCGCGCCGCCGGACGACGCAGCGGCGAAGCGTGTCGAGGCGATCGCGCAGCGCGCGGCGCGGTTCAAGATCCCCGGCGTGCTCCTGCCCGAGCACGCGCGCGTCCGCTCTTGATCGGAGCGGAGCATCGGTGGTAAGGGGCGACAGGTTCGATGGTCGATGGGTGGTGGAGTTGCCACGCGGCAACTCGCCGGACGGCGCACGGAGTCGAGCACGGCTCGACAGACACCGCGCGCAGAGACGTACGGCGAGACGGCGCGGCAACGATGCGGACTCCGTCGATGCGGCTGTGACGATACTGGGCTGACGACTTGATCTCGCGCGCGACTCGCGCGTCTGGATCACGAACGACAGAGAGAAGGGAAGTCACAATGGCCGCAGGAACCGCGCCCGCGAACGCGGGCAACGTCGTCGTCAAGGCGGAGGGCGACCTCCACCCGATGATCGGAATCGCCGAGCGCATGGTCGACTATCTCGACGGCCAGATGCCCGCCGTCGAAGCGCTCGCCAAGCAGGGCGTCGAGGCCGCGCAGGAAGCGCAGAAGGAACTCGTCGCGCAGCGCTCGCTCATCACCGCGCTGGAGAACCGGCTCCGCGAGCAGGACGCGAAGCAGGACGACAAGCACTTCACCGGCAACTCGCCGTTCGAGCTTCAGGTCTACCGCGCCGTCGGCGAGGTCATCACCGACTCGTGGAAGGCGTTCCGCTCGGGCTACCGCAACATCCCCGAGAAGTACCGGAACACGAAGCGCGCCGCCGACCAGTACGAGGAGTCGGACACCCTCGGCGGCATCACCGTCCCGACGCTGACGTACGACAACGTCGCGTACTTCCAGCGTGAGCGTACGCTCGCTCGGCAGCTGTGCTTCGTGCTGCCGATGATGAGCGACAAGGTCGACGTTCCGGCCGTGACGAGCGGGACGCCGTCGGCGTACTACGTCTCCAACGGCTCGGCTCCCGGCAACAACTCGCCGATCACGTTCGTCGCGACGAAGCAGCTGGTCAGCAAGACGCTGATGGCCGTGAACATCGTCGAGGGCGAACTCGTCGAGGACACGGTCATGAACTACAGCGCCTTCTGGGCGCAGGTCTTCCTCGACTCGTTCTCGCTCAAGGAGAACCTCGCGGTCTTCTCGTCGACCGCGAACGATCCGGACGCGGCGACCAGCGCGTTCACGGGCGCGGTGCAGGCCGTCACGACGGCGGGCACGAACATCGTCACGACCTCGTCGTCGCACTTCTCCTCGGTGTCGTACGACAACCTCGTCGCCGTGCAGAACACGATCGACGCGAACGCGCGCGAGGGCGCGTGCTGGGTGATGAACAAGGCGGCGTTCCGCTACATTCAGGCACTCCGGACGACGGACGGATACCCGATCCTCTCGTCGTCGTGGACCGGCAACATCCCCGGCGCGAACCCGGTGCCGAATCCGGCGGTCGGTCGGCCGACGACTCTGCTCGGTGATCCGTGCTACATCACGGAGGCGATGCCGAGCGGCGTCAGCGTCTCGGGCAAGCACCTCGTCCTGTACGGCAACTTCGCCAAGGGTCACTTCTTCGGCGACCGGAAGCAGATGGCGATTCAGTGGAGCAGCGAGGCTGCGTTCACGGCTGGCGCTCTCGTGATGCGCGCCCGTGAGCGGTTCGCCGCGCTGAACGTCCTGACGGACGGCTTCGCGACGATCAAGACCGCGTAAGCGGCGGCGGGGTTGGGGGGAGGAGCGCGGAGAGTGCGACGGCGCTCTCCGCGCTCCGCGCTTGGAGAGGAGGGGCGATGCACCGTGTTCGAGTGAACCGCGAGATCAGCACCTATGTCGGAACGCTGATGCCGGGGTACGAGTACCCGGTACCCGACTTCGAGTACGAGCGGCTCGCGCGCATCGGCGCTCTCGTCGTAGACGAGCGTGCCGTCAGCGCGGCCGAGCGCACGGCTTCGTTGATCCCCGACGAGGAGATCGACGCGGTCGCGCGCGTAGGAGTCAAGGTCAACAGGATGGCGCGCGGGTCGACGGCGGCTCGCTGACGCTCGAAGCGTGACGCGCGACGGCGCGCGTCCGGAGGTAAGGTCGTATGCGCGTCTGCTGGGCGATGCACCGAGCGGTGATCTTCGACAGCCACGCGGTCGGCTACACCTCCTCGTCTGTCGCGCTTCTCGCCGCGCTCCGTGCGAGCGGCCGAGTCGAGATCGTCGACGACGCGCAGGACGCCGACGTGGTCGTCCACTACTGCCACCCGAGGAACTTCGTTCCGGTCGACGGCAAGCGGAACGTCCTGTTCACGATGTACGAACTCGATCCGCCGCCGCCCGAGTTCGCGGCTGCGAGTCGCGTAGCCGACGCGGTGCTGACGCCGTCGGCGTACTCGGCGCGTCTGCTCCGGATGGGAATGAACCGCGAGACGCCGCTCGTCGTCGTCCCGCTCGGCTTCGACCCGTCGGTCTGGACGCTGCCGACCGGGCCGCGTGCGTGGGACAGCGCGGAGCCGTTCACGTTCCTCTACGTCGGCGCGCTCAACGACAGGAAAGGCACGCATCTCATCATGCGCGCGTTCGAGCGGTTCGACGGCGTCCCCGGCGTACGGCTCGTGATGAAGATCTCCGGCACTGGCGACGCAACGCGACGCCGCGTCGTCGAGCGCAACGGCGTGATCTACGACGACCGCGCGCTCCCGGCCGAGGCGCTCCGCGTTCTCTACCGCCGCGCGCACGCGTTCGTCTTCCCGACGCTCGGCGAAGGCTTCGGTCTGACGCCGCTCGAAGCTGCGGCCGTCGGTCTGCCGCTCATCGTCTCGGCGGGCGGCGCGATCGGCGAGTTCCTCGACCAGCGGCTAGTCGCGGCGGCGCTGCCGACGCGGCGTCACGCGTTGCAGGTCGGCGACGACGAATCCGTGAAGTACGGCTGGCGCGTCGATCCGGACGCTCTGAGCGCAGCGATGCTGGACGTGGTCCGGAACTACCGCCCTGCCGCGCGGAACGCGCTCCGGCTCGCGCGGCGCGTTCACGAGGGATGGACGTACGCGCACGCGGCCGACCGGCTCGCGCTGGCCTTGACGCGTCTCGCGGAGGATCGCCGATGGCTACCTCGACGAGCGGCGTGACGCCGTGCCGACCGGCGCGTCTTCAGTTGGTTCGGGAGCGAGTCGAACCTCGCGCGTCGACGACGGCGCAAGCTCCGTGGCTGGCGTCGATCGGCGTGACGATCTCCGCTCTGCTGTCGACTCTGTTCTCGCACGTACGTCCGCGATCGACCTCGGCGCGTC